AAAAAGATAGACATACCAACCATCGTAGTATTAATGGGAATAGCCGTAGGTGGTGTCTACAAAGTATCTGAGATAGAGAAGGATGTGGCACTCAATAAGCAGAGCATAGCTAACAACGCTGCTGTGATTAGTGAGATGAAAACTGAGAGCCAAGCTATGTTCAGTAGGATAGATAATAAGTTAGATAAGATGATAGATATTATCCACTCATACCAAACTAGCAAGAGAAACCAATGAAATTATTACTAACATTATTTATATCGTTCCTCCTTAGTGGCTGTGTTAATTCAGGGTACAGCAATGTATTAGCATTAGATGATTTTAATATGGCTTCTTTTGGCCCTGATGCCAAGATAGAAGTAAAGAGAACAGAAGTCATATTAAAAGTAGTTATACATAAAGATGAACAGAGCCTTAACAATGCTTACTGGAAACATACTAAAAAATATGGTAAGCAAGTATTGGGTTTTGCATTAGTACATCCTTCAGTAGATACTTGTTATGTACATATAATGGTACCAGATAAATGGGATGATAGAGAGGCATTAGCTATTATGGGTCACGAAGTGTACCATTGTTTATTAGCTGAACACGGCCCCCCTATAGTTCCTCAATAAAGGAGAGAGAGTAATGATTAGTTTACTTACAAACGTAGCACCAATAATTATGGGCTTCATTATGAAGCTTATGGCTATTAAGAGTAAAGCAGCTACAGATTTACAAAAGTTACAGTTAGAGGCATTAAGTGCTAGAGCAGCTGAGGTAGATAAAGCTAGAGAAGTAGCTAAATCAGAGAGTCCTTGGGCAGCACTCAATAGAAGAGTAATTATATTTGTACTACTTGGTATTATAGTATTTACACAGGTTGCTCCAGTATTCTTAGACGTGCCTACTGTTATACCTACAATAATTAAAGGTACAAGTTTTTTAGGTTTTGATATTACACCAGACAAAATAGAATATATTACTGTTAATGGCATGTTAAAATTAGATGAAGTTTTTAAATGGACTACTATTATCGTAGAGTTTTATTTCGGAGCACAACTAGCAAAGGGGTAAAAAATGGACTATTGGACTATTAAAGAAAAAGTAAAAAAATTAATTAAGTCTCATAACAAATCAAGAAAAAAACACAGGGTATTCCCCTGTAATAAAAAACCACAATCATAACCACTTCTAATAAAAGACTATTCTGGGAGGCATTATGTATAAAAGAGCGATTGTTATACCTGATCAGCACTTTCCGATACACGATGAGAAAGCAGTAAAAGTAGTATTAAAGGCAATAAAATATATTGAGCCAGATATATTTATAAATTTAGGCGATGTTGGCGAGTGGGAATCAGTTTCTGCTTGGAAGTACAAAGGAAAGAAACTACCTCCTTTAGAATATCAAATGCCTTTGGTCGATGAAGAAATCAAAGCAGTTAATAAACAAATAGATAGATTCGATAAAGTATTAAAAGAAATTAATTGCACTGAAAAATATATACTTGCTGGCAATCATGATGAATGGCTAGATAGTTTTGGTGATAATCATCCATATCTAAATAAGTATAATTTTAAAGAAGCCTGTAGATGGGAAGAAAGAGGGTATGAGTATAGAGGATATAACAATGTTTTAACTATAGGTAAACTTAGTTTTGTGCATGGGGCTTATGTGACAGTTAATCATGCTAAAAAGCATTTAGATTCTTATGGCACAAATCTTATTTATGGTCATACACATGATGTACAAAGATACTCTGGAACCAGTTTACATGATGGTGCTATATTTGCACAATCTTTAGGGTGCTTAAAGGATATGTCATCAGAGAAGAATAAATGGTTAAGAGGGAGATTACACAATTGGAACCATTGTTTTGGTATAGTTACTTGGTTTGATGATGATACTTTTCAGCTAGAACCTATTGAAATTAGCAAAGGAAAATGTTCTGTCTGGGGAAAAATAATTAAATTAGGTAAAGGAGACTAGTATGTCGTTTAAAACAACGCCAGAAATAGATTATTCAAGTGTAGGTCTGATAACAGACATACCAACACATTCATTACCAGATGGAGCTTGGAATGATTGTTTAAATGTAAGATGTAAGGATGGATCTGTTCATGGTGTTAATTCTTTTTCAGATAATATAGCTTTACATGGTACCGATACAGTTATATCGGGTGGTGAGGCTATGGCGGTAACACAATTCACGCCCGCAGGATACAATTATTTAGTTATAGCTTATATTGTAAAAGGTACTGATAACTTTGGTCATGTAGTAACCTACAATACAAATACTTCTGCTTGGAATGATATTACAAACAGCACAACAAATTTAAAGTTTACTTTTGATGAAAAGTATCCTCCACAGATATTTGTTTTTAATGAATTACTTATTGTTAATCCCGCTGTTGATGCCCCACCACAATTCACTGATGCTGGTATTTCTTCTGGAAGTCTTAATATAATGCCTAACTGGCCTGTAAGTGACCCTGCTCCAGCAGGAGGAACAACGTATCCTATTGTTACTAGAAGTTTAAAGCCTTTTGGTAATAGATTAATGGCTATGAATATCTTTGAAGAGAATACTTCTTCTGCGAGTGACGATGTTAACCTACCAATTGATATATTATGGTCTTCTCATATAACAAGTATAGGGTCTTTATCTAGTACTGAGTGGACTGCTAGTACAACTAATACAGCAGGCGATGCTTTCGCAATAGAAACTCCAGGAAAGATATTAGATGGAGGTCAACTAGGGGAGTTCTTTATAGCTTATAAATCAGATTCTGTTATAAGGGTTGCTGAAACAGGAGATTCTTATGTTTTATCATTTGAAAGTATTTTTGAGGATGACGGTATCTATTCTTCTCGTTGTTTTGCTAATATCGGTAATGCTCAGCATTTGGTTGTCGGCAATTACGGTGTATTTATTCACGATGGTCAATCACAAAAGACTGACGTTGCAAAAGGAATATTTCAAGATACTATATTCTCCTTAGTAAAGGCTACGGAGAAAGATAGGTCGTTCTGCTTCCAACAGACTAGAGATAAAGAAGTATGGTTTTGTTTCTCATCATCGTCTAATACAGCTAATGGTTGTGACTTAGCTTTCGTTTATGATTACAACGAAAAAAAGCTACACAAGAGAACTTTGCCAGGACTAACTGATATATACGAAACAGAACTTAATGGGGTTTTACAAATATATGCCACTAAGCCAGATGATACTAAAATACAATTGTTATCTAATACGGCTTATGAAGCAGATGGTTTCTTTGTTCATGAAGATGATAATTTATCTGATAACGCTACTATTAAGTGGATTAATGGCATTTATCTAGATTCAGTTGATAGCGTAAAGGTTGGGTTGATTGCTACACAAAGACTTACTGATACTAAAACTTACACACTACAGACATTTAATCCTAGTACATCTCATAAGTTAGATGTAAGAACTACAGGCAGATACATGAATCTAAAAGTACAGATGAATGGAAATACCAACCCTCAATTAGGAAAACTACAGTTTGATGTTAAGTTAGCAGGTAAACGCTAAGGGGGTGTTATGGCTATTATTTCAGAAACAGAACTAAGGAGAAAACTTAGAGAGTTAGGAGCAAGTGCTGCTTCTTCTCAAGCAACTGCAGTAAGAAATGGAGATACTTGGGAATATACTACAGAAGTTTTGTATCTAGCTTATGCTAGTAGTGTTACTAATGCTAGTTCTAGTGGTGTCATAACCAATCAAAGTGATGCTATTGGATTTCAATACACTGCTTTCAGTGCTTCAGGAGTATTATTACCTTGGAGGGGTTATTCATTTTCCAAAAGTATATATTCTTCTGGGGACCCTACAGATTACATTTGGGAAAATATTACGGCTTCTGGTAGTAGTACCTTGGAGCGTTATTACTCTACCTATGCTGGTTTATTAACTGATATGGGCGATCCTGATTATCCAGGAACAAGACTTGATGGTACTGATGTACCTTGGACCTCTATAGCTGTTACTAGTGCGATTCCTGACACAGCTTTCTTTGTTGCTGAAAAATATACTATAAATGGCACTAAGTCTACTTGGAATGTATATGCAGTAGCTACAGAAGAAACAGGGTTTGGATTAATACCATATACTATTACTGGTAGAAATAAACCTACACTTAATAGTACGCAATGGAACACCGATACAATAACAGCTGTGACTGCGTATACAGGAAGATCTTATTCTGTTATCAAAGAATTAGGTTACGGTACTACTGTTGTTATTACTTATGACGATGGTAAATTGTACGGAACATTAAAGAAAGTATCAGGAGTGGCAACATGGGCAGCAACATCGTCATTCATTGACGGAGAGTTGCTACTATCTGAAACGGTAATAGCAGATAAGATTGCTTCTAATGCCATTACTACTGGCAAGATAAAGGTTTCTGGAACTGGTGCAGTTACCGCAGCTTATTTTGGAGCAGTAGCAGCAGCAGACGTAGCTACGGCTATTAATAATAATACAACTACTGTTGACGGTGCTAAGATTACTACTGGTACAATTGGCACTTCCAGTTTAGCTGCTAATGCTGTTACAACAGATAAGATAAGTGTAGATAGTGAGATACTAATCTCAAATAATGCAGGTCGTATTCGTTCTGGAGACATAGGAGCGGGAGGCACTGCAGGCACATTTCCAGCAACTTCAGCAGATATAACAGGTTCAGGATTTTTAATAGGAAATGACACTAGTAATAGTGGTACTGCTAAGTTCTTATTCGGAAATGACACTCAAGCTATTTATTGGGATGGCTCTACTCTGTCTTTACTAGGAAAGTTTATAACAGACTCGAACATTGCCTCTATTGATGGTAGCTCTGTATCCACTCAGACATTTAGAATCGGTAGTCAAGTGGCAATTTCAGACTGGAACAGTAACCATTCTGGATATTACATATACAAGACACACATAAGTAGTGCAGAAGTAGGTAGAGCCTTATACTTTACGGTTAACGGAGATTCTAATCCAGTAATATATGTTAACGGAGCAACTCCAGGAGCTAATGATTTAATGTATCGCAATCCAGATACAGAGGCTTATACTGGTACAGATGATTTTTATTCAGACTATTCTACCTCTGATTTTTATGGCATACCTATCTCTGATTACTCATTCTCTAATCAAGGTAACTTCTTTGTTCCTCAAGCGGCTGGACCATTATGGGTAAGATTTAGTACTAACTCTAATATCACTTACCAAATATACGCCAATGGTATGAAAGAGTACCATACGGTTGAGATGTTTACAGTTTCTAGTGGGGTATCTACGGCTGTTACATCTAAGACATTAACATTAGATAATACTTTTGAGAGTATAGAGAACATTCAATTAACAGCAAGAGCTGCTGAGGGCAATCCTTCAGCTGGTTCTACTCATTATGCTTCTAATGTGACGACAGGTTCATCATCAAGTATAAATTTTAACCAAACCACTGCAGACATCATCGAATTCGATGTTGTTGTTGTAGGATATTAAGGAGACTTATGGGAATTATAACAGGAACCCCAGTCAGTAGTACAACATTAACGAGAGCTGCGGCAGCAACAAAGTTAACAAATACAGGAACCTCTAAAGCTAATTTTATCGCTGGTGTAGAGGATATTTTAGACACCCTTCTTGTTAGTTCTAGCTCTTTCTTGTATAGTAACATTGGTGCTGTTACCAACGCTTCTGTGACAGTACCTGAGGGAATAACAAAGCTAATAGTTACAGGTTCTGGTGCTGGTGGTGGGGGTGGAGCAAGCGGCTCACACGAACAGGCTGGCGAATCAGGAGGTAAAGGTGGTTCTTGTATTGAACGACTAATCACTGTAGTGGGAGGAGAAACATTAACAATCAACATTGGTAGTGGCGGAAGTTGTCCAGGCAGTTGGTGTTCTTCTGGAACATCTGGAGGTGCAACCACAATATCTGGTTCATCTTCTGGAACATTACTAACTCTAGGAGGAGGTGGTGGTGGAACCTCTAGTCCTCCCGGGGGTTCAGGATCAACAGGATCGGTAAGTGGAGGTTCTGTAGGTCGCACATCAGGCTCCTTTGGTAGCGTTTATAATGATAGTGTAGGAACAGGTGGTAGTGCTGGTAGTTACTATAATGCTGGTGCAGGGGCTGCTGGTATGCTATTTATTACGATTTAACAAGGACTATATATGAAAAATTATTACAAGGTTGTGGATGGCGTTGCTACTGAAGGAGCGTTTACAACTTATTCAGGAGTGTCTGTTGAAAGTGATTGGGTAGAATCGGGTGATAATGCTGGTATAGGTTCGACTTGGGATGGTGCCGTATGGACACCTCCAGTAAAAGATGTTTCTTTAGAACAATTACGAATAGAAAGAGATAGACTTTTATTAGAGTCTGATTTCTCTCAGTTATCAGATGTACCTCATACTGACGATGAGAAAGTATTGTGGTTAACATATAGACAAGAACTTAGGGATTTACCAGATGGGTACGTTCCTACTCCAGAACCAGTTTATCCTACTAAACCTTAAATGGAATAAATGATGTATGAAATAAAACAAATAGTTGGTGAGGATATACTCATCAGATATAACAATTTGAAACGAGAAATAAGTAGAGCTTTAAAACATAGTGATGGTGAGTGGACAGCTGTTCAAATAGTTGAGGCCGCTATTAAGGAACCTATGATGTATCATATATGGGAAGTCTTAATGGACGGCTCTCCAGTCGCCATCGCTACTACAAGGATTATTACATATAATAACTTCACTTCGCTACACATTATAACTTTAGGTGGAAGTGAAATATACGAGGAAATGCCTTACTTAATTACTAAGTTTGAGAAAGTAATTAAAGAGTATGAGCATATTGACTATTTAGAATATACTGGTCGCAGGGGTTTTATCAGGCAACTTAATAAAGTTGGTTGGGAAGAAAAGTATGTGACTATGAGAAAGAACTTAAAGGAGACTTAGATGTCAAAAATTAAAATTTATGATGGTGTAGTTATTGATATGGCTACGAGTAAAATAATTAGCAAAGGCAAAGCTACTTGGGTTGATTCTAAAGATGTTGCTTATACCAAAGGAGGAGGTTCTTCTACTTCTACTACTGGTTTTGCTCAAGAATTCAAACCTGAAGTTAAAGCTATGCTTGGAGAAGGTAAGGGTCTTTATGATTCTGGGCAATTGGGTTCAGTAGCAGGGTTTAATGCTAACCAACTTGCAGCTCAAGCAGGTGGAGTAACCTCTGCGGGAGCACAAACAGGATTGGAAAATGCACTAGCTGCTCAAGCTAATGCAGGTGTAAATCTATCTGGTATGCGTTCTGCCGCTCAATCACAAGCACAAACGGCTCTTGGGCTGAATGCGGCTGGTGCAGGCCGTGCAGGTAGTTTAGGCGGTTCTAGACAAGCCATCAATAGTCAGTCTATAGCTAATGATTTAGCAGCTAAGTTTGGACAAATAGATCAACAAGCACAAGCACAAAACTTTGCTAATAAACAGGCTGCATTACAAGCTCAAGGAACAGGTGCGAAAACATTGGCTGGTATTGGTGCGGGACAACAGCAACAAGCACAGAATATTGCTGACGCTCCTTACAAGGGTTTGTCTCAATATGCTTCTTTGTTTCATGGGGTGGCTGATAAGTCTACTACTACGACACAATCAGGAGGTAAGTAATGAATAGTATATGGGGTCTCTCAAATCAACAACAAGCAAGAGCAGGGTTCGATGATACAGATGGTACGCCAATACACTATAGTCCTTCAGGTGAAAAGTCAGGTTCTTATTATTTTAATCAAGCTCAACAAGAATTAAATGGGCAGCCATCTTTTCATGGTAGTGATTACAATTGGAATAATCCAGGAATGGTAACAGCTGAGGAATACCAACAGCTAAGTAACTCTGATAAAGCCGATATAAGATTGCGTGCCACAGAGATGGCAATGGAAAACGATGATATGCATACCGCAGGAACTAGTTGGGATGCTCACAACAGGGTTAAAAATAACCTTAATGATTTTAACTTTAATAAAGACACATATAAATATGAGCCTTATAATGACACTACGGGATTGACGCACAACGGCAAGCATTTAGCACCCGCAAGTGAGAGGGGAATACTTAATTCAGGGGGATTTGGTGATATTATTAGTAAGGTAGCAGGTTTAGCTGTACCTTTTAGCGGCTTTAAATTTGGTACTAATTTTCCTGACATGATTAATAATGCTATAGATAAATATACTGGTGTATCTGACTTTAATGTTGGTACCGCAATAGGTAACGCATTTACTCCACCTAGTAATGTTTGGACGACAGCACCTACAACAGTAATGGATAGTGGACTAAGTGGTGTAGGTAGTAATGACAGCCCGTCTAGTAGTGGTAACACAACCAATAACTCTGGTTCTGGTGGTGGTATTTGGAATGATAGTTGGGGTGATGGAACTGAAATTTAAAATAGGAGATTAGTGATGGGTTGGTTTGACGCTATGGATAAATATACTAAAGAACGCATAAAGGAAGATAGGATTAAAGAAATCCTAGCAAGAAAAGAAAAAAGTAGAGGACCGTTAGGAACACAAAGTGTTTATGGTCTTGGTCCAGAATATTGGGCAAATATGTCAGAAGAAAATAGAAGAAAATTCTTTAATCCAGATATGTTAGAGTTTATGGACCCTAATGAGTATTTTCAAATTATGCCTGAAGATCATCCTAAAAGAAAAAATTGGGATAATATGAGTAGACGAGGTGGGCCATTAGCTAGTCAACCTAAGTGGACAGAAGATAAGTTTGCACCTAAAAGTTCTTGGTTATCTTGGGCAGAAAGGAGTTCGGATGCTCCCGCTATAGAAGTTCATGAGGGTCCTAATGTTAATCGTGGTGTTAAACGAAATCCAGTACACCCTGATTTGCCTTGGTATAGAATTAAAGTAGATTTTTAGGAGAAAAAATGAATGGTATATACAGTCCAAGAAAAATATGGGATAAAGAATATTTTACTCAAAAAATGACAGCTCCTAAAGCAGCACAAATACAAAAAGGTTTTTGGGAAAGAATGGGTCCAACAATAGCAGGTGCATTTGCTAATGCTGTTGTTCCAGGTAGTGGAGGAATAGCTCAAGCCGCTGTTAGTGGACCAGAACCTATTACAGCAGAAGCTCCAACTAATGCTGTTTCAGGAATGCAAACAAATACAGAGCCTGTTAACATAGCAGGAAATACAACAATGACACGAGGACCTTTGGGTCAAATTGGTCAATTTAATAATCAATATAATAAACCTTTTGATAATGAAGAGTATATGAGAAGGTTCGGAGGATTTAATTATGCCTAATATATGGAGTGGAGCAAACTGGACGGAAGGAAAAATGCCAGCAGGACATGGTAATCCAGGAACACCAGAAATTAAGAAAGACTGGTGGGAAGAAGGAGCAGCTGCAGCAATAACTGCAGGAGCACCAAAACTATTTGATTACATTGTAAAACCTACAAAAGTAGGAACTGCTGGAGGTATGATACAAGAACGAGCAGCTCCTCCAGATCATTACGGTAGATTTACAAAAGCAAAAAACAAAGCAGTTAATTCAATGGCAGAGCAATCAAATCTATTGGAAGCAACTAGAAAAGATTTCTTACAAAGAACAATAGATTCTATTAGAAATTACCCTGAGAGTCCGTACAAAGATTCTTCTGATGAGGAAATATATAACCATATAAAAAACAATCCTGAAAGGTATTATAGCTGGTCAACAGGAGATGAAAATAAGAATCATTATATGAATAAATATCATACTGATCGGTTTACTAATGAAAAAGGTATGTCTTTAAATGACTTTATAGCAGAACGTAATAGATTAGATGAAAGAATTAAAAAATCTTCTAATGCTTATAATGCGTGGAAAGATCAACCAAATGTAGGAAAGTCTATTTATAAATCAAAACTTCCTGGATTTACACCTGATTGGTTAATGCCAAACTTACCAGAGAATTCTGTATATGCAAGAGATCTTAATAGATTAAAAGAAGAGTCTTCTACTTTTGATGACTTCAGCTGGGAAGATTTAACTAAAAAAGAGACATGGAAAAATTGGTTGGGAATGTAGTATTAAACAAGGAGAATAAATATGGCTGGATATAATCAAGGCAGTACATACACTGGTGGATATGATAACTATAAAGAATATATTGCTGAACTGATGGAAAAAGCCGCAAGAGAAAGCTCTACCTTTGATAGTGAAGTTGAAGATCCAAATAGTGAGGTAGTAAAACAAACAACTGAAGATTCTAATGGAACAAAACTTACTATTGAAAACAAAACAAACAACCCCAAGTGGAGGGGAGAAAACAACGAACTAAAACTATCATCAGGGAAAGAAAAAGAAGCAGGAAACAATACTAATAACTCTTCTGTTTTTGATGTGGACGAAAGTGGATTTAAAAAGGTTGTCATGCCAAATGATACAGTAGTGAAATCAAGTGGTGTTGATGAATTAACATCTCCAGAAACAGATGCGTTTTGGGAGCAGGAGATTGAAGATGAGTGGGATAGTAGATGGAATACATACCGAAAGAAAAATGGACATGTAAATCTTCTACCTACTGATGAACTATTTAAAGATATGTTAGCGGACGATAATTATTATGAAGTCCTAGAAGACGATGGATCCTCGACTTTTATACCAAACGCAGAAGCAGACCTATCAAAATCTTGGGAAGACGACTTAGCAATACCAAAAAGTAATACAGAAACAGAAGAAGCAGTATTAACTGAACAGCAAGCTATAGATAGAAATAATTCATTAGCTTTCTTTACAGAATTAGAAAAGTTTGATACTAGAGAACAACATGCTATGTTAAGTGGTACTGTAGGTGAATGGATTAAAGAAAATCCAACTGATGCCGCATTATTAGGAATAAGTATAATTCCAGTAGGTGGTCCTATATTATCATCATCAATTATGGTCGGCGGTAAAATTATTGGAACAGTGGCTAATGTCACTAAGAACTCTAAGTGGGGTAAAAAGATTTATGATATGCTTTTTAGGAAGGATAAGTTTTTAGAAGGAAGTAAAGAAGCTTTAAAAAGTACACAGAGGAAACTAGCCTTAGCAAGAGAAGCAAAAAGGAAAGCTAAAGAAGTTTTAAGAAGGGCAGAACAAGCTTTAAAAAACACTAAAGCAAAACCAGGTTCTAAAGCATTTCAAGATTTACAAAGAGCCGTAGAAAAAGCAAAGACTAATTTTTTAACCCATGGTAAAACCATAAAAAAATTACAGAGTAATATAAAGTCTTTTAAACCAAATAAAGTTTACTCTCCAGAAAAGATTACAGCAGGTGTTGCTTTGGGCACTCTAGGTATTAAAAGTTTATTTGATGATGAGCCAGAAGATAAAACCAATACAAGTAAATCTTCAGAAGAATTTATAGAAGAAAATAGAAAGGATGAATTAGATTCTTTTAGTGAAGCTTTAGCTAACTTAAGAAAAGATAAAGAAAGTTCTACTATAGCTGATGCTGTACAAAATGATTCTAATGTTGCTAAACAGGTTCTTGATAATCAAAGACGTATTCAAGATGAATATGGTATGGAACTAGCTAAAGATTTATTTACTGTAGCTGTTGGAGCCCTATCAGGTTTTAGTCCTATGGAAATATTAGGAGCAAAAGGTGATGAACTTATTCTTGACCAAGCCCACGATAGAGCTATGGAACTTCAAGGATTTAAAGATAGTAAAGCTATGGCAAGAGATAAAGTTAAAGCGGATGCAAAGAGGGATAAAGAACTAAGAACAACACACCAGTCTAATAGAGATAGTACCGAATCTAAAATGATGGATATTATCAAACAAGGTGGTAAGAGTGGAGGTAATTTAGACTCCCTATCAAGCGAAGTCTTAGGTGCTTTAATGAAAGCAGATGAACTGAAAATCGATTTTGGTGATAAGGGTGTACAAAGAGCCCTTGTAAAAGCAACTCAACAAGCTGTTGAAAAAGGTGGTTGGTTTGATAGTGAAGACGAAGAATCTGCTAGAGCAAATATTACTGGTCATTTCTTAGGTAATATGGCTATTCTTTCAACTCAAGGAGGAAGTTTAAGTAAAGACGGTTATGCTCTTAAAGATGCTCAGGCAGTTAATAATGCAGCCTATACTAATTGGCTCTTCTCCAAACATTCAAAAGCAGAAATAAAAGCTGTTTCAACAGCAAAGTTAAATGAATGGAAAGAGATTAGGAAAACTAAAGGTGAGCAATGGATATGGTATAACAACTTTACAGGATGGGCTGTACAAAATCTGAAACAAACTGGGCAAATGTAAACGCAGGAGGCATACATGGTTGCAAATAAAGAATGGCTCATTGACAAATACGGAACCTTTGAAATGGGTGGACGTGAGTATTACTTAGAAGATGGTGATACATGGGTAGATACAAAGTCAGGAGAAGTATACCGTGGAAAAGGGTTTGATACAGCTGAAGTATTTCACGAAGAAGGGGAAGGAACTAAACCAGGAACAGCTAGAGGTTACCAACAAGCTCAAATTATCTCTGATGTTATCCGAGACCAGGGCTTTAGTGAACAAGAAGAAGAAGGCACAGGTTTTTATGGTAGAACATTAGGTGTTCCTTACAACCCAGAAACAGAAACATCTTTAAATAGAAAGCTACACCAAGAGGGTTTAGTTGATTTAACTTCTTACACAGGTAAAGGCGATCAAGAAGCTTATTGGGCAGGCAAAATGATGAGAAGCCTTGTGGGCGATGGAGATCAGTATTGGGATAGAGCTAGAAATGAACTTGATGTTGGTAGTGCTGGTGATATTTATATACCTAAACGACAAGCTATAGATGAAGCACAGTTCGCAGAAAGTCCTTGGTTGTATAACGATGTAATGTTCAGACATCAAGGAAGAAATATAAAGAACGAGGCTAATTCAGCATTTGCTACTGGATGGGACGCAGGCTGGAATAATATTTATGGTTCATTACATGGATTTAAAGCAGCACTAGGTGATGCTATTGGCAACGAAGAAATGTTTCAAAACGGAACTATGGGGGTAGAAGAATATGAACATAAAAACTCTTTACTTCCTACTTATGCTCAAGATGTTGGCGAGATAGAAAACATAACACAAGCAGGTAGATATATGGCTGGTATGATGGGACAAGCATTACCTTATATAATGGGTATCGCTGGTTCAGCAGCAGCTGGTTCGTTTATTGCAGGTGCTAGTGCTCTAGGATTAACTCTTGGTGCAATACCCCCAGCATTAACATATGCTGGTGAAGTATACGGTAGTATGGAAGGCGATATGGACGAGCGTAATGCAGCCGCAGCATTGTCTGCAGGTATAGTAATGGGTGTATTAGATAGGGTTGGTTTACATGGGTTACTTAATTCAAGTTCTATACTTAAGAAAGATGCAATGGAAAAGATAGCTATCGAACTTCAAAAAAAGAAAGGTCTTTCTGAAGCAGCAGCTAAAGCTAAAATAAAAGAAGCAACATTCCAAGTTGAAAAAGAAGTTGCAGATGCAGCTGGAGCAATAGCACATATTGAAATGAGTAAAACTTTATTGGCTAAGGAATTTGGAACCTCTTTCTTAAAAGGAGCTGGGAGTGAAGGTGTTACTGAGGGTTTACAAGAATCAACTTCTTATGCAGCATCAGTAGCTGGATCTAAAAGAGAATGGAATGATGAGGATTATAAAAGAATTCTTGTGAATGCTATTACTGGTGGTGCTTTACTAGGTGGTACATTAGGTGGTACTTTAACAACTGGAAAAGGGTATGGCTCATTTAAAAAAATGCAAAGACAATATTCTCAAGCATCTACAGACGTAGCTAAAAACTTCTTTGGTGATGGTAATAATATAGAACAGTATGACGCTTGGATTAATCATTTAGAAATTGAATCAAAAGACGAATTAAGAAATACGTTTAACAGACTATTTAATACTAGCATAGAAGATGAAAAATATGGTGAAGCAATAAGAGATTTTAAACAATGGAGAAAAGAGTCTGAAAATGGAAATTTAGCTGGACCTATGCATAAGAAGTACAGTAATATAAAGGAAGAACTTGAAAAGCTAAATAAAAAAATAATCGACCCTGAAGCAGAGATAACAAAGAGCTCTAAAGCAGATGAAGAAGAAGGGCGTAAGGCGGACAGTATAAAAGAAAAGGGTGTACTAAGAACTCTTGCTGAACTTCCTGGCAGGGCTGTACAAAAGGGCGGGGCAAGACTATTAGAAAAGTTTATGAATAGTAATGATGTAAGTGATGCAGCAAAGCATAAGCTTGCTATTATAATGGATACATTTGCTCCCTCTAACACATCTCATATGGCAGGTATGGCTGCATACAAATATAAAACACTATTAATGCATAGCCTTTTAAACCACGCTGACATGGTCAAATCTGAGTTTATTCGTATATTTAATACTAGGAAGGCGGGTAAGGATTATAATACGAAAATGAGAGAATTTGAAGCTTGGCAGAGAGAAACTGATGAAGGTAACACTAATGGACCTATGCATAAAAAGTATAGATATATTGAAAAAGACTTGATTACACTACATGAAAGAATAAATAGTTCAACTAACGCCCTTTGGGCTGCACATAGTAATTTAGTAGAGGAAGTTAGAGACCCTTTAAAGGGTTATTTTTACAAATCTGCTGTGTTAAATCCAGAGGCTGTCAGAAAAAATAAAGAGTTATTTATCCAAACATTAGTTACTGGCTGGCATTCTCCTGCAGAAGGGAAAAAACCACCTGATTTAAGAAGAATGAAGCATGAAGCAGCTGTGCAATTATGGGAGGATATTGTTAATACTCCCGAAGGATACGCCCACGATAACACTAAAGATATTGCATTTAAACATCGTAAGGCTGGTACCCTAAGAAGAACAGAGTTATATCTTAGAGATTCTCAAGTAATGAATGAGGTTTTCTTAGAGAAAGATAACTTTGAAAAGTTGAAGCTTAATATTACCTCTACCATTAACCATGATATGGATAGAAAAATGCTTGGTAAAAATGGTATAAATTTAGATAGGGCGTTAATAGACCTTAAAAAAGAAATGGGAGATACTTGGGACCCTAGAATTAATGCTTTAGTTAAAGACTCTGTTGCAGCAAGTAGGGGAGATTATAAACCAATAAGCAATAAGTTCTTGGCTAGTATTCAAGGGCACTTAACTTTCATTGGAACAATAACTCAACTTGATACATCTGTACTTGCGTCTTTACCTGAGATAGGTTTATTACTTCTTAATGCACCAAAGCATGGAGGAATTGTAGGAATAATTAAAAAGGCTAGTAGAGACTTAAAGAAACATTATAAAAGGTCTTTAATAGAAACAGCTCAGAATGTAAAGAGTGGTCTAGGAATAAATATGGACGAATACACCCAAAACCAATTGGATTTTTATAACTTTGGTTATGATTCAATTAAGCATGGTGTAATGGGACATATGGATATTGGACAAGAAATTGATCATATGTCTAAGTTTAAAAAGAATATGCTACAAACTTTCTTTACTTTAAACTTACTTAAACCATATACTGATAGTACTCGTGTAGCTAAATTAGCAATGGCACAAGATGCAATTGTTGATGATTTATATATTGTATCTACATATTTAGATGGCGGAAGTAACTATGCAGCTGATGCTTATGAAAGGTTAAGGGAATTAAATGTTAACCCAACTAAACTAGCACAAGAATATAAAGATGCTATCATAATATTGAGAGCTGACCCTACAATTATAAATAGAGATGTAATGTATAATAAAATAGCTAACGATGAAAGGTTTGTTAATTTAATAGAACAGTTACAGATTGCTAGGAACTCATATGTAGATAACGTGTTAGCTAATCCTAATGCAATAGATAGACCTTTATGGTACTCTAATCCTCATTTTAGGTTAATGACACAATACAAGGGTTTCCTATCAACTTTTACTTCTCATATTCTACCTAGGATTTATAGGCAGGTGAGGCATGGTAATCCTGAAGCAAGATATCAGGCGGTTGCAATGGCTGCAACTATGATTATGTTTGGGTTTTTAGGACAAGACTTAAAAGATGAATGGAAATTTAAAGATGGATATAATCCATGGATAGAAGACACAGCAGAAATACAAAGAGGACTGGTGTCTTCTGGATTATTAGGAACTCCTGGAGAGTTAGTGAATATCATTCATCCTATTTATGATTTTAATAGAGACGCTATAGACTTTGCTAATGAATTTGCAGGACCTTTTACAGGAACTCTGGCTAATTCAGCTAAGTTAATCGAAAGTGTTGTAGGTGGAGATGGAGCAAGAGCTGCTTATTATGGAAAGAAATTTACTCCTTTAGTGGGTAGATGGAAGGGCTTCAATGAAAGAGGTGGTTCAAGTGAAATTAGCTTTTAATAAAGGAGTATTTGATGGCTTATAGTAATGTTAGTACAGGAAAGTATGGCGGTAAAAAACTAGAAGAAAGACATGTTATTAATGAAAAAAGAATCGAGGAAATAATAGCAGAAAACCAAAAGAAAAAAGCTGATGATGACGAATTTGAAGCAATATTAAGAGAGTCTGAATACACCCAGCCTATTGTTAGCCCCGAAGCTTCTGAAGGATTACAAAATGTTCTTGATAACGCTGTAAAAAACCCTAGTGTTGGTGCGGCTATGGGTGTCATTGAGGCAATACCACCAAGACCAAACACTAATCAAGGTGTTATGTCTGGTCCAAATGTAGAAACTTTGACTGATATGGATTTGGTTAATAGGGGTGATACATCTGAGTCAGCAGCTACATCTTTAAGAGAGGCTATTAATGCTCAAGATCAAGAGGCTGCTTTAAATATAATGGGTGGAATCGAAAATGCCAATATTGTTTTAGAAGACCACAAAGATTACTCTGCTAAAGTAATTAATCAGATGAATAATTTAACCACTGGTATGTCATCAGCATCTTACGAAGATTACATTAATAGAGCGGCAGAAGATTTAAGAACAGACCCAAGTTCTGTTGCTGAATATATGAGCACTTGGTTGACAGATTTTAAAACTCTAGAATCTAATGGTGTACCTGAAGCTTTCTCGGATGCAGCTTTACATGCTGTGTTACATGTGCTTAAAGATAAAACTCTTGGTGTAAAAGAAGGCATTAAAGATGATAAACAGACGGAAGAAACACGAACAGAACAAGAGAATAAAAACGCTACTGTAGCAACACATGAAGCTATTGGAGGAATAATTGAAGGTGCTTTTAAAGTTAAGAATGGAACCCCAACAACTAGGGCTATAGGGGGAGCTCTTGCTTTGAGAGCTGTGACGGATGCTTTAGGTTCTGTTACATACAAAGATAAAACAACAGAAAATGTTAACAAAATGGGGTTATTTAAAACAGAATTAGAAAGAGTAGATGATAAAGATGTCTATGTAACTAAGCTTACTGAAGCTGGTTTAAATGCAGCGGAAGAATTATCTGAATTAGGAAACCTTGTTATACCTGGCATGAAAAGAGATGTTCATAGCAATCCACCATTAAGACAAACGGGTGCATTAGCAACAGTCTCTAAACAACTACAAAGAAAAGAAGACCCTAATAGAAGAGCAGGAAAGGCTGAAGATACTAACAAAGGTATTCATGCTTTGAATGGTGTTAAACATAAAATAAACAAAGATTTGGCTGCTAAAATTAATGATTCATTGAGAAACCAAGAGGTTGTAGATATCTTAGAGGGCCCAAACTTTATAAATATAGAGGGTATTGAATGGAATGGCAAAATCCATAAGAGAAGGGAGAATGGAGAAACATACAGGGTTAGATATATAGTACAGGATTATATAAATGGCCAACCTAATACTAACCCAGGAAGAAAAGTTCCAAACCCTAACTATGGTAATCCAGCTGCTGAAGACTCTAATCAACAATGGTTAGTAGAAGAATATCATGGAGACTTTGCAAAAGATTTAGCTTGGAATGAAACTTGGCAGTGGATTGCGAATCATGTTGAAGATGGTTTCTTTTACTATACACATTTTATTGGAGGAGCTAAGAGGGTTCATGTTGATCAAACATTGGGTAACTATCAATCTAATAAATTAGCTAGGGGTTTACTTGAGGCAGCTCAAACCATTGTATATAACTTAACATCTCAGAATGACCTTGTACCTTTGCAAGCTGGAATCTTAAAAAAGTTTGGAATGAACAAAGTCAAACATGGTAGTAATAAACAAATAGCAGACCAATTTAATGGGATTGTAAGAGGTTGGAAAGCAATACAAGATGCTCACACAAATGCAGGCGGTGCTGGTATAGCACCTGAACTTGTAAGAAAAGCTGGAGAAGAAGAGGGTTGGTCTTCGATAAATGCTATACATGAAGGTATAAAACTTTTTGAGTATATGAGAGACCCACAGAATAAACTTAAAGAATACAGGTCTGGATTTATAACAGAAATCGATGGAACTGCTAATGGTGTAGCAATTAATTCAATGTATGCTGGAGATCAAAAAACTGGTTTATATACTGGCATGTTGGGTGCAGACCCACATAACGATGTTTACACCTTAACAACTGATATGTTTTTAGAGATAACAAATAACTATAGTGGTTCATTAGGACCAAAGTTTTCTCATATATGGCAACAGTTAGGGGCACAAAGAAAGTACGCTAAAAAACCCTTAATGACTTTTGGATACGGTGCTGGTGAAGCATCTATTAAAAACGCTTTTAAAAATGAACTATGGAGTGAAATAGAAAATAGTGCTGAGTTTAAAGGTAAATTAAAAGAGATATTAAAAGATGAAAGGTTGTTTCATAAGTTTGTCGAAGATTCTGCAGTGGCAATGCAAACAGCAATTGGTACTAATTTTCCTAATCTACAGTCGTTGTCTAAAGTTATAGCTGCTATTGTTACGAGAGCTGTAGAATTAGGCGTAGCACCTCGCACTATTACTGATAATAATGATTTTATAGAGTTTGGTTTATCTGAAAGAGTAATAGATAAATCTAAGAGTTTTAAAGGAAGCTTAAATAAAAAAGCAACCGCAAAACAAAAAAGTCGAAGCTTGTATTTCAATACATTTGAAAGGGTTAATGACCCAGCTGGAAAGACTTACAGTAAATCAGCAGAAATTGGTACTTACAAAGCATCTAAACAAGCTCCTGTTTTGGTAACCCAATCAATGGATTCCTTGGTAATGATGCGTACAATGGATAAAATGAAGAAGCGTTTTGGTAATAATTTTTATGCTGCTCAAATCTTTGACGGTGTTATGATACCACCTAAGCATGCTAAAGCTTTTTCTGAAGCCCTACATAAAGAGTTGATTCATTTGGGAAAAAATTACAATGTTATTAATAATTTATTAGAAGGTATTTACAATACTGACCCAGCTAGATTTTATGATTGGGCAGTAAAGGCTGGTATGGAAAAGAAACACGAGCATAATTGGCAAGAAATTATGAGGTATGCTTTAGGTACAGAAAATACTAAAGAAGGAATGCCAGCTATTTATATTTACAATAGAATGAAAAGTGAGGCTGCTGGTAAGACTATTAAAACTCCACACTCTGTGCAAAAAATTATTAATCGTTTGAATACATTAAGAGGAGAATATGTTGCAAAGATGAATATAGAAGATATGTATCAGTATGGTTGGGACTTTCCAACTCGCCAGTCTGACCAACACGTTCAGGATTTTAAAGCATCTCGTTGATAAAAGTAAAATAAAAAGTAAAAAAAAACCCCCTACAAGATTCCGTTAAGGCCTCTTGTAGGGGGTTTTTTTTAGTATCCACGAACCTTTATAACTTGTTTTAGGTTCTTTTCTGCTTCTTTTCTAAGTTTATTTGCGATTTTATAAGCTTCTTTTTGAGCTTTATCTGGTCTCATTCCTTTTTCTATTAAGGCTTCTTTTTCGTCCTTAACATTGTTCACGCCAATAATGTCTAGCATTGCTTCGTTTATCTCTGGTTTTCCTTCTAGCTCTGGAGATAAATTAAATTCTTTAATGAATTCTGCGTCTGTTATTCCATGCTGACTCATAATATTATGATCTTTCATGTTTGCTCCTAGTGGTTGGTTATTATAGAAGAGCCGACTTGTTTCGACTCTTCCTCTTCTTCAGATAAATAATTTAACATTGAATCTATCATGTTACTATTATCATCTATAGTAAATACCATTTCGATAACTTCTGTTCTGTTTAGTTTACTTTCTTCGTTATCAATAATAGTAAATGTTGCTTTACATGTTTTCATGTTTTCTCCTTTTGTTTTTTCATTGTAATCAAATAGCTTGGTACAATATTCTTTCAGGTTCATGATATTCTCTTTTTAATTGTTCACTTACAGTGTTATCATCTCTTTGCATACATCTTTCCATATATCCTTCAAAGACACCATCTTTTTTCATTCCTGCTGATTTAGCAATTTGCTCATAATTTCTTGCTAGTATTGTACACGCTTGAATTTTACTTGTTTCAGTCATTTTTTCTCCTTATGTTGATTGTTTTTTATTTATTATTTTTATACGGTAACCATCCTTCGATAATTGATCAATTTCATAATCAATTTTTCCATCATGATAATTTATTAATGCAGCAGTTACCCCCTCTTGGAACTTTGTTTCTCCATGTCTCCATGTTATGTACCCGCCAACAATGGTGAGTACTATTACAAATAGTATTTCTATCATATATTCTCCTTTTATTTTTTTTCTTGAAGTGCGACTCTATTAAAGCCGAGTTTTTTTAGGATTAGAAGCGTCTCTAGCCATGCCTCACATTGGGTTGTTATACCAGTGTCGTGTGACTCTCTTGAAATCTTATAACATCGTTCAATTGCTTCGTTAGTGTTTATCGTCCTGGTTGTCAATGAATTCTCCTATGAGCTCAACAACAATATGGTCTTCTACATCCTTACCAGCCTCACCAAAATCTACTGTGTAGCCTTTGACATATTGGTAATTATCGTCTTTTATCTTTCCACCATCTACAATTGCATCCATTAAAAACTTATGAACAGGAAACCAGTAATTATCTAAGTCTTTTTTTTGGTTTCCTTTAAAGAACAACGTGTACTCTGGACGCAACCATAAATACTCTGGTAGGCTATCAACAAAGGGCTCAATAAGCTCAGAGTAATGTTTTTTACATTTAGCTTGAGAACCCCAGTGCATTTTTTTAAATATATTTTGTGATAATTTAACTGCTTTACCTTTACGAGTGTATGTTGGATATTCTAATATAGCATTGTATTTCATTTTATTCTCCTAATAGACCAAGCACCAGTGTTGTTATTCTTATTTACTTGAACTTGGTTACCTTTATAGGATTTTCCATCGCATAAGTCTATTAATTGTTGTCTAAGTTGTTTTTGTTTGATTGTAGCCTTATCAACATCATCTTTTGCTTTTTTCCATGCTTTTGCAATATCAAACCATTCTTTGTCATCTCTAACAATAACATCTTTATCTCCAGCTATAGGTTTTTCTTTGAAATATTTAGCCCAACCATTTAATATTTGTTGTTGGATCTTTTTATCTTGTTTTACTATCCTATGTAAACCAACTTTGTTTTTTCTATCATAAACCCAAAAACTACATTGGTTTTGTTTAGATAATAACATTTGTTGTTGCATTTGTAAGACATAATGCATAGGAAGTTCCTCGTCTAACTCCATGTTTGCCCATAACGGAGAGCAAGAGCCACTAAATGGCACTTTTATCTCTAAGATAGAGTTACCCTTGCCTCTTTCCATTCCGTCCAAGGATGCCATTAATGGAAGCCCATTAATTGTATCTGTTATACAACATGGTTTGTATTTTGTGTTTGTTATGTTTTCAAATAACTTTCTTGCTTCGTCTTCTGTTTCTGAACCAATTCTCATTGCATCTGTTAGCTTAATCTTTATCTCTCCATTTTTAACTTTCCATAATTGTAATGGTGTTTTTGGAGTCCAAGGAGAAAGTTCTAACACTGCTGCAACTTCTGACGCTGTACCATGTTGGTTTCTAACTTCTAACCATTTTTTACTTCCTTGAGGAAGCTGTTTGTCTGTATATATTTTCATATTATTCCTTTTATTGTTTAGTTTAATTGGCTGTTATGTATGTCGGAGACAGCCACCCCGCTAAACTGTTCTATTGGTTATGAAAAGGGTAAACATGTAAACCCCAAAGGAGACCAATAGAAAAGGGCATACACTCCCTTTAATCTGTGTCTCTTTCTTTCTTTTGTAATTCTAACATATTTTTCTCTTTTCCTTTTCTATATCTTATCTGTAAATGCTTTACATACGACTTTGTTGCTTTTGTAGGCATACTGGCTTTATATGTTTTCTTAGGAGGCCATATTCCGAATCTTTGTTTATATTTATATGATGCCCACGTCTCTTTGTAATCTTTGATCGCAGCCATTCCTAATAACTCTTCATAAAATACATCTCTAAAATCATCTCCATATTTCTCTTTAGCATCGGCAATCCTTGTTTTCTTGTTAACTAATCCTAATTGTGAATCTATAAAAGATATATAATCTGATTTTGATTCATGCATCTTACCACATGATGGACATATATTTGACCCAGAGTATGTTCTAAAACAACCTTCACAAATAATAACAGATTCTTCTTTAGTTGATTGTTTTTTATCGGCTGTCTTTTTAACCATTCCTTTTGTTAAGTCCCACTCATGGTTATCGTCTATAAAACCATTTATATAAACTGCACCTGAATGGTCTATAACCATAGCATTTTCTTTGTTTTTGTACGGTCTAAGAACTCTTCCTACCATTTGAATATACAAACCTAGAGATTTAGTTGGTCTTGCCAATATACAAACTTCAGCAGACGGAGAATCAAACCCCTCTGTTAGAACCATACAATTACATATTACTGTAATCTTTCCTTCTTTAAAATCATTTAATATTTGTTCTCTTGTGTCGTTATCAGTTGACCCGTCTAGATGAGCAACTTTAACTCCCATTGATTTGAATGATTCAGTTAGATTTTTGGAATGTTTTATTCCAGAAGCAAAAACAATTGTTTGTTTACCTTTGGCTAAATGTTTCCATGTGGTTGCTATATCACCAACTAGTTTTGGTTGGTCCATTCTTTCTTCTAATACTTTAGAATTGAAATCCCCACCAATAATACCTATTCCTTTTAAGTCGGGAATAGCTGGCGAATAGTATATTACTTTAACCAACGAACCTTGACTTGTTAGCTTTTTGATATTTGGAGCACAAACCATATGCTCATATATAGAACCTAAACCATCACCGTTTCCTCTTACGGGAGTAGCTGTTAACCCTATAATTATTGAATTTTTGTATTTGTCTATTAGTTTTAAATATGTATTTGATAAAGACCTATGACATTCGTCTATAAATACAATGTCTGCTCTTGGTAGAGACATTTTCTTTGAGTTTAAAGCTCTAGCTCTTAAAGTATCTACTGATGCTATTTGAACTTTCTCTAAACTATTAGACTTTATATTAGCCATAATAATCCCATGCTTTATATCAGAACTTTCTAGTTTTTCTGATGCTTGTTTTATTAACTCTCTTCTATGGGCTAAAAATAATATCTTTAAATTATTCTTTGTAAAATAATTAACTAAAGCTGAAGCCATTACAGTCTTTCCTGAACCCGTAGCAGCTTGAAGAATAATTCTTTTTTTACCTTCGTTTTTTGACTTGACTAATTGATTTAATACATCTTTTTGATATTGTCGTAATTCGTAGCTCATTTGAATGTTTTGTATAATGAAACCCCGATAAACAATATAAAATAAACCGTTAAAAATATTTCCATGTTTTTCTCCTTTTGTGTTTAGAATGCCTGTTAAGGTACAGGCAAACCATATACTCATTTATTTAAAATGGTATGTCCTCATCGCCAGCATCGGCTGTTACTTTTTCTAGGCTAACTTTTTCTTGAGGTTTTGTGTCGAATGAAGGTATAAATTCCCCTCCATCTTCATCAAACTCCACTAAGTCTAGAACTTGAACTGCTTGAAGCTCTAACGATGTATTTTGAACTCCATCTCGTGTCCAATTATGTGCTGAACATTGGACGTTGCATATTGAACCATTACCAATCAATTCATTGAATGGGTTGCCATATGTGTCTACAACGATAACTGGCTTTTTAGGTTTACCACCTACTCCGAAAGTAGTTGATTTCTTCAATTTTACTTGACGAAGTCCATCCTCTAAAACCAAATCATGTTCGGCATCCCTCTTGAATTTTGGGAATAGTTTTGTTTCTTTATAGGCATTTGCCTGCTCGTCTGATAAAACGACTTGGATAGTCCAGTTATCAACACCTACACCTTGGAAGGGAGGCTCTGGATTATCATCACGCAATTTTGCCCATAGGACTTTTACATTCTCGAAAGAATATTTATTTATATTTGACATTATTGTCTCCTTTTATTGTTATATTAGCTCTATATAGAACTAATTTTATTAATAGCAAGTCTTGTTATTTTCTTGCTTTTCTTTTCCCTCTATAAGGGCAACATAGGATTTCTTCATATCTACCAAGGCTTGTAGCCCTAACAGAAGAAATACTTTGATATCCTTATTTCATTCAAATCCAAAAGACCTGATTCAGGCATTTGTATTTTGAATTCTTCATCGTTATCTACGAACTGTTCTTTCATATCTTTTATGATGTTACAATCGTACATATCGATAAATACCTCTTTTGTTGTTTCTAACAATTTATCTACATCATCAGCATGAACTGAAAATGAATCATGTATTGCTCCAAAAGAAGATATTCCTATATCTTTTAAATGATTTATAACTAGACACATATGACTTGCATCCATAGAATGCACATAATTTGGACTTATGCCCGACATTATTTCATGCAGTGCTGGTTTATCTGTTGTTTCATAATAAACAAGGTCTATACGGGTTTTGTTAATTCTTACAACTGTTTTTCTTTTCTGTGTCGTCCACTTTTCTGATTTAACTTCAAAACCACTAGGTGTTTTCCATTCAGCTGATTCATATCCTAGCTTTGTTATTCTATATTTAGTAAGCTCTTGTAAGTAATTTTTAATTGCCACTGGTCCTGAACATAGACTGTTATACGTTCCTACTAAATCTTTAGCTAATTTGTTTGCTATACTTCTTGTTATTTTGTATTTCTCTGTCATTCCTGCATCATAGCAATCGGTATATATTATGTTAGCTATACATTTCACACCTGCATCATAAGCTTTAGTCATCGTTCCTCTTTTGCTTATTCCCTTTCGTATTAGTTTCATAGGTATTTTAGAAAGTATTTCACCTAAATCATTTCCCACGTTCTTATTTATTATTCCTTTAGCAACTATTATATAGAAGTCTATTGGTTTTTCTTGAGGTGTAAGACCCACCATCTTTCCTGCTACTTGGTCTTTACTCATTGCAGCTAAATGTTGTGTTCCGTTTACTGAACCATCTATTGCTATTGGTATTTGTGTGTAGTAGTCTCCTTCTTCAGCTAAATACTGAACAACCTCAAAACATAACGATAAAAATACCCATGGTTTTTCCGCATTTAACCAAATCTCTTTTGTTTTTATTGGATCCATTGCTATTTCTAATAACATATCTAAGTTGTTCTCTGCCCATTTTATTCTATCTTCCAATGTCATTTTATCTACTGATATGTCGGGTATATTATCTTCTTTTAGTTCTGTTAAATAATCACCTTCTATCCAATCTAGTTCTTCTAATTCCTTTATTTTGTATGATTGGTTATAGCTGTTTGCAATATGAATTAACATAAACTTATAGCCCTTATCTGTCATTATCTTTTTCTCTGCGAACATTAAATGTCCTCTTGCTAAATCAGATGATTGATATGAAAAGTATGGGTCTCTTGCATAAACTCTTCCTCTAAAATCCAAAAAGTTAGACATATAAAACTTATAACCTAACCATCCTGGAGTTTTTGTGTCTCCATGTATTGTATTTAGAATAAATTCGTCTCTGTTTGATTTTGACCTTAACCGTAAACACTTCTGTTTTGCTAACCAATACTTGTTTTCTATTTCATAGTCCACTATTGCTTTTTCAAGCTTTCTAGTTTCTTTATCGAAATTGTTTGTATTCGTTTTAAAGAGTTTTAAATTCTTTTCAATCTTCTTTATTTCTCTCTCTATTGCTTGAACTTTAGCACTGTTTCCTTTATGTGGTTCAAATAAGGTACCATTATTAAATAAATCAACATTTTTAAGGTGTTTGTTTTTGTTTTCTCTCTTTATATCGAGAACGCTAAACTCTTCCATTTTGCCATCTTTTGTCTCTAGGCTTATGTCGGTATTAGTTAAATGTTTTTGTAGTAATTTGGATATCTGAGCTACGTTAGGATTAACTTCCCACTGAACTTCTTCTAATGAATTTATCGCTTTTATAAATTCAGGTGGATTTTGCTTATTTATCTTGATTGAATTTTTAACTAAAATATCTACGCATCCTAAAACCATTCTTTCTCTAGAATTCCATTTTGGATATTTCCTTATACTTATACCTGTTCTTTCTTTTATTGGTAGTTTTATATCTTTAAATCTTTTTCCTAGCTCTAAATGGTATGGTTGGAATCTAATGTTTCTTTTTATGCCATATATTTTAATTGTTTCATATGTTATATATTCTTCTCTGTGTAAAGTAAGATAATCTTTTTTGATAAGTGACTCAATTATTAATGAACCTAATTGAGCGTTTTTATGTGTGTTTATATTGGGTATATTTAATGAACGTGATGATATTTCTCCTACTTTAATTAAAGTATTAGTTAACCAAATCATTCCTTTGTTTTTGCTAAAGGTATATGTTAAATAATTAAATGTTTCTAGAACAATTGTATATGTTCTAAAGTCATCCCTTAAGCATTTCGCATCTCTGAATAATCTTACTGCAGTTCTTTTATTGTTTTTAAAATCTGTTACTGTTTGTTCTATATCCCATACTATTTCTTGTACTTTATATTCCATAAGCCCCCTTTTTAGTTAGTATGTCATTTTGATCGTAACCCATTCTCTCTGGAATAAAAACCCAAGCCTCTATTCCTTTCATTTTTAATCTTTTTGCTAATTTATATCCTGCTGCTTGTCCTGTATAATTATCATCATTATCGGCATATATCCATACTGACTTTATTTTGGTAGGAGGTATAAAGTTTTCTAGACAATTTGCATTCATTGCTGCGAATGCTGGTAATCCTGAATCTTTATACGCTGCATATGCTGACTCTATCCCTTCAGCTATACATATTTTATCTTCAAAGTCTGTATGTAATCGAATTGCTGCTCCAGTAATCGAACCTTTTGGAGGCATTATTTTTCTTGGTGGGTCTATTTTAGCTTTTTTACCATCTTTTGTATATGTTAAATGATAAGATACACCATTTCCTTGCCAGTCTTGTATAAGCCCAACTAAAACTTCGTACTCTCCTTGGTTCTTCATATCTTTGTAGAAGTTTACTTTTGCTTGTTTTAGACCATCTGGATATTCATCAAATCCTCTAGAGTCTAAATATTTTGTGACAGATGTCCAGCCTTCCAAGTTTTGTGCCTTTTTAGCTATTGACCTTAATGCGGGTACTGGGTCAAATTTAGGATTATCTATTAATGTGTTTTGAGTAATTCCCAATATTCCTTTTATTTGTTTTGCTGCTGTAGCAAATGAAATATCAAAATACTTTTGTACTAAATCCCATCCATCTCCGTTATTACACCCACTGCAAATATATCTTCCTTCGTTTTGATAGTCTGTAAATCTGTATCTGTCTTTTCCACCACACATTGGACATGGGCCACCTTTACCTGTTAAGTATTTTTCTGGCATACCTAATTCAGTTAATACTTTGTACCACTTTCCTTTTACTTCATGTGTTACATCAGCTTTCATATTACCTCCTTAATGTTTTAGATATGTTATGTTTTTAATTGATTTGTCCCAGCACATTGTACAACCATTACATTTGCCTTCGTTTTCAAATGCTCTACATGTTGCTTTATTTGTATCTGTTGAAACTGTGGATGTGTATGTGTATGCTGGCGGTTTCCCGTTTACCATTGTTCCACTTAATCTTATTATTAAATTTGATGGTATTCTTTCTTTGTAGTTTTTAATTATATTTGATTCCTTTGTTGGCAACCAATGTTTTGTTTCAGGTGTTCTTCTTGCTACCTCTATTATCTTTTTTAAATGTTCTTTATTTTGAATATCTCCACTATCAAAATGACGGAATAGTTTTGTCTTTGTTATCTTTTTCTTATTTTGTATTACATATACCCAAGCATTAACCCAGTTTTTGTCTCCGATTAATTTTGTTCTTTTGCTTAATGCCTTTTGTACATTTGGGAATCTGTAATTGCCTTTTCTAGCGTAACAATCCTCGCATACAGACCCTTTTATTTTAGCTAATATAGAACCTGTTTTACAGTCAAAAGCAGATAAATTAGAACTACATGTATCTAGTTTAAGTGGATTTGCAACACCACCTATTATTTCTTCTGCTGTTTTTAATGTTTCTATTTGTATCATTTTATTCTCCTTTTTACAAAAACACACAGGAGGCACACTTGAGCTTGCTCTTTAGCTCAAAACGTGCCTCACATATTGTTTATATTTTTAGCATTGCCAGTTTAAGCATTGCATCATTTTCTGGTCCATCCCATGATGTTTTATATGATTTCTTAACTTCCCAGCTGTATTTTGGTTTGGGTTTGTATCTGTTTTGCTTTTTCTCTATTATTGGTTTCAGTTTTGTTTTGTGGGCGAGTTCAGATATTAACACTTTGCCTCTGTTTAATCTTGATACTATTGTTGAATGATTAACATTTAACTCCTTTGCTAAATCTATTGCATTTACTTTTCTATTGTTTTCTATAGTATATATTTTTCGTTTTCTAGACATTTTGTTATCCTTTTTCTAATAAATATTTACTTTCATCTAATAAAACATTACCCACTCTTTCCCAACAATATTCACTTTCTTCAACTTTGGCTATGATATCACTCCATACTTCATTAGAAATACTTTGTTCTAGCCATTCTTCAACTAAACCTTTTTCCCACCATGCTATAAGTATTTCTTCTTCTGGGTCAAATTTTTCCATTACTTTTATTAATGTTTTTATATTCATAATCCTATTGTCCTCCCTCTGGTATTATTTCCATTTGGGGTTCTGAAGTCCAAAATGCACCTCCGCTGTTGCCCTCGTCATCTCCACTTGCTAATATCCAACTACCGTCTGTAAATATAATAATTGGT